CGGAGATCGCCAACTATGGCCACGATCAGACCTGAAGTAACCGGGCGCAAAAGCGGCGGCTCCGGCACCACAGCGGCAGACATCGGTATCGGTCACAACCGCGGGCCGCCGCTTGAGCCGGCCTACTGGGTCGAACTGCAACGGATCGTCGATCTTGGCCGCCCGCGGAGCGAAGGCTCTCATTGTCGGGCCGACCGGTGTCGGCAAGAGATCGCTGCTTCGTACGCTTGATCTGGCGAGCACCCTGTTCGTCGACATTGAAGCCGGCGACATCTGCGTGTCGGATCTCGCCGTCGATACCTTTAGGCCGCGGACCTGGCCGCAGTGCCGGGACCTTGCCGTTGTTCTGGCTGGCGCCAATCCCGCTGTGCCGGCGGACGCCTGCTACAGCCAAGCTCATTATAACGCCGCAGTCGTCGAGCTCGGGAGTCCGCGGCAGTACGGCACCTTCTTTATCGACTCACTGACCGCGGTCGGTCGCCTGTGCTTTGCGTGGTCAAGCCAGCAGCCGGAGGCTTTCTCAGAGCGCAGCGGCAAGCGCGATCTTCGTGGCGCGTATGGTCTTCATGCTCGCGAGATGGTCGCGTGGTTGATGCACCTTCAGCAGGTCCGGGAGGTGAATGTCGTCTTCCTCGGGATCCTTGAGACGGTAACCGACGACTACAACCGCACCGAACATCGACTGCAGCTTGAGGGCGCCCGCACCGGGCGCGAGCTTCCCGCCGTCGTCGATCAGGTGATCACCATGCACTGGGTCGATTTCGGCGACGGCGCGCCGACGCGCGCTTTCGTTTGCACTGCTCCTAATAAGTGGGGCTATCCAGCCAAGGACAGATCCGGCCGGCTCGAGCAATTCGAACCGCCGGATCTCGAAAAACTATTTGCAAAACTCTCGGCAAAGTCGACGAGCGGCGACTTAGTCGAGCTCGCAGCCGCTCAATGATGTGAAAGTGAAGGTGAAACTATGAGCTACGATTTCAACACAGCCGGCGAGCAACGTTCGTTTGACGTCATCGCGGACAAGACCGTCGCAGTGGTCCAATTGAATATCCGCCCCGGCGACGCGGGCGAGAACGGGCTTTTGAAAAGGTCAAAGACCGGTACGTCCGAGGGGCTCGACTGTGAGCTCGTCGTCGTCGGCGGCCCCAATGACAAACGCAAGTTTTGGGACTGGATGACCATCTCCGGCACGACCGACGGTCACGCTCAGGCGGCCGACATCACGCATCGCAAGCTGCGCGCGATCATCGAGAGCGCGCGTGGCATCAAGCCGACCGATGTCTCCGAAGCGGCGAAGAAGGCGCGTGTTGTCGAGTATGCCGATTTCAACGGCATTCGGTTCCTTGCGCAAATTGGTGTCGAGCCGGCTAGGGGCGATTATCGCGCGAAGAACTTTCTGGCGCAGATCATCACGCCCGAGCGCAAGGAGTGGCAGCCGGTCGAGCAAGTCGCGCAGCCGATGCCCGCTGCCACTGCAAGGCCGACGAAAGAAATCGTCAAGCCGGCGTGGGCGCAATGACTAGAGCCAGGCGCCTTTCACTAAGCGCGCTCGAAGATGCTTGGCAACGCGAGGCCACCCGCGTTGCCATCGAGCAAGCCCGCGCTGCCGTCACCGGCGGCGCGGTGCCACCGCTGACGCCGATCGGCCGGCTGTCCGATACCGAGTGGGGCTGGATCGCGGCCGCTGTGTTGTTCGGCTGGATCACCACACGTTCGCGGCAAGCCACAAGCAACGGCGTCGGGCCGGACAAGTACCTCTACGTCAATGAAATGCTCAACCCTGATGCTTGGGACATCGGCGCCATCGAGGCGATTCTTCCGGAGCTCGGCAATTGCCAAGCCGATTGGTCGAAATCGCTTTCGCAATTCTCGCGCGAGGAAATGATCGCGTTTCTCGGCGACGCCTACAACCTGATCGGCAAGGCGATGCTCGCGCGTGACATGGGCGAAGAGCGGATCACGCACAAAGGGCCGACAGGCGAGCAGGCTGATCCGAACGACCCGCTGCCGTTCTGAAGGACGTGGAGAAGGACATGCTGAAGGACATGCTAATCCACACCAAAGATCCCTCAGTCGGTCCTTGGATGCTGAGAGAGCTGCTCGGCGCCGGCCACGAGTCCGCGGAGCGCTCAACCAATCCATACCACCTCGGCGTCGTATTCGAGAAATTGCCGGAGAATCTGCAGCGGTGGTGGCTGCGAGAAATCGATTACGACCGCCAGGGTAAGCCGCTGAACGTGAGACGCCATCTGGAATTGGTAGCGGCGATCGCAGCCTACGTTGAATCCACAGCGAGGAAATGCGCGGAGATGCTGAAGAACCAAGAACGACCAAAACTCTATTCCCCGCGGCCTTTGCCGTTACCGGACGCATGATCAAGGCCATGCCCGATTTCAACCGCACCGAACTTTCCGCTTTACCGGTGAGCATCGCCATCAATGCGCTGCTTGAGGAGGGCGCGCGCGAGGTCGGGGAGCCGACCCGCGGCTATCTCGGTGCGTCGTCGATCGGCTCCGAGTGCCTGCGGCAGGTTCAGTTCGATTGGATGTGCGATCAGCAGCACCCGCTGCAGGCGCGCGACCGGTTTTCGCGCGGACACTTCTTCGAGCAGTTGTCACGCGATCATTTCGCGCGCGCGCGATTTGAGTTCGCCGAACCGGGCCGGCTCAAGTTCGAGGCGCTCGACGGAATGCTCAAGGGTCACGCCGACGGCATTTTCGTCGCCGGCCCCAAGATTCCCGACGTCGGTTATCCGGCGCTGTGGGAGCACAAAGGGCTTAACACTAAGGGGTTCAAGACGATCGAGCGCGACGGACTGCGCAAGGCGTATCCGCAATACGCGGTGCAGGTGGCGCTCTACCAGCACTTCCTCGGCGTCGACGCCAATCCGGCAATCTTCACCATTACCAACGCCGACAGTTGCGAGCGCTTGCACATCCTCGTGCCCTATGACGCCGAGTTCGCACATACCTGGATCCAGCGCGCCGAGATCGTCATTGCGGCAACACGCGCCGGCGAATTGCTGCCGCGGTTTACCGACAATTCCAATCACTACCGCTGCCGGTTCTGCGGTCATCACGCGAGGTGCTGGCGGCAATGAGCCTCGAGCCGGTAGCCGACAAGCTCGGCAAATTGCTCAAGCTGCTTTCGTCGCCGCGCGATGGTGAAGTCGTCGCCGCTGCGCGCGCAATTCTGCGCACCCTCGAAGGCGCCGGCGCCGATATTCACGAACTCGCCGCGCGCATCGAAGGGCGCAAGCTGTCACAAGCGGAGATGCAACTGATTTATGACGCGGCGTATGCGGACGGCAAAAATGCCGCGGCGGCCGACGTGGGCTTCACCAGCGTCGATCCGCCCACATTCTACGAGATGGCGTGCGAGATCGTATGCAAGGCCAATGGCCGCTTGAACGAGAGGGAAGAAGAGTTCGTCGCCGACATGGTCCGCTGGTGCGCGTGGCGTGAGCCGTCAGAGAAACAAGCCAAGTGGCTGCACGCGATTTACTACCGAATCGGACGACGCCGATGACGAAACCCGGCAGGATCGAAACTAATCTTAAAAATTTCTCCGCCGCGCTCGCGCCGCTGTGCAAGATCGATCATTGGGTGATCTGGCGCTGGGAGCTGCGCAAGGGAAAGAACGGCAACGAGATCTGGACCAAGCCGCCGTTTATGGCAACGAATCCGCGGCGCAAGGCCAAGAACAATGATCCGGCAACGTGGGCCAGCCACCAGGCGGCCATTGCCGCGGCAAACAAGGCCGATGGTGTCGGTTTTGCGCTGCTCGATACGCCATTCGATATCGTCGATCTCGATCATTGCCTTACCGGCGAGATCATCGATCCCTGGGCCAAGACCTGGATCGAGCAGGCCAACGGCACATATGTCGAAAGAACACCATCGGGCGAGGGCTTGCGGATTATCGGTCTCGGCAGCGGCAAGAAACTTCACCGCAAATGGAAGATCAAGGGCGCGCGCGAGGGCGCCGCAATCGAAATCTACCGCGGCTGCGAGCGCTACATTACCGTTACCGGATCCCAGCTCGGCGAGTGCCAGGCGCTAGCGGAACTCGACCTGCTCGACAAAATCGCGCTCGAATATGACGGCAAGGGACGAGGCGACAAGGCGCAAGACAGCGGCTTCGACTTCAACAAGGCTGGCACCGGCAAGTCGATCGACTACGACGAGATCATCCGCGCCGGCGCGCCGGCCGGCGCCGACGTCAGCGCCGTGTTTCATGCCGTCATCGGCCACCTGTGCGGCAAGGGCGCCTCAATCGAGACTATCGTCGAGGCGCTGTCGAAATGGCCGAACGGTATCGCCCGCCGCTATGCCGGCCGGTTGCGCGGTGAAGTCGAGCGTTCATTCGGGAAATGGCAGAGCAAGCGCAAGATCCACGTTGACGACGCCGCCGCAGAACCGGACGAGCCGCTGATCTGGGAGACGACCGACAAAAACGGCGTGCCAAAGCCAACTTGCGCAAACGCGCGGCGAGCCGTTCTGGCACTCGACGTGAAATGCCGGTTCGACGTCTTTCACGATAAGCACATCGTCGAAGGCCCGGTCGTCCTTAAACTCGCCAATCTCGACCTTGTCGTCGCCGACCTGCGGCGAAAAATCCATGCGGCGTTCGGCTTCGACCCCGGCAAGCAAAACACCATCGACGCCGTCGAGCAATTGTGCGTCAGGAACAAGTTCAATCCGATCACCGACTACCTCGACGCGCTAAACTGGGACGGCACGCCGCGGGTCGAGCGCTGGCTGATCACCTACCTCGGTGCCGAGGACAACAGACTCAATCGCGAGTTCGGTCGCCTGGCGCTGCTCGCCGCTGTACGGCGCGCGCGCAAGCCGGGAACGAAGTTCGATCCGATCATTGTACTTGAGGGGCCAATGGGAACCCGCAAGTCGATGGCGATCGAGGTAATGGCCGGATCGGAGAGCTTCTCCGATCAAACCATCCTCGGCGCCCGTGATCGCGAGGTGCAGGAACTGCTTGCCGGCGTCTGGCTGTACGAGATCGCCGAGCTCTCCAATATCCGCCGAACCGAGGTCGAGCATATGCGTTCGTTCGTGTCGCGAACGGTCGATCGCGCCCGCAAGGCCTACGGTCATTTTCGGACTGATCTGCCGCGCACGCCGATCTTCTTCGCAACTACCAATGACGATAGATACCTGAAGCAGGCCGATCGCCGCTTCTGGCCGGTCAAAACGACGACGATTGATATCGAGGCCCTCAAGCGCGACCGCGATCAGTTGTGGGCTGAGGCTTGCGCACAAGAGCCTGGCGCGTCGATCGTGCTACGACAAGAGTTGTGGGAGACAGCGCGTATCGAGCAGAAAGCACGAGAAGAACACGACCCGTGGGACGACAAGTTAATTCGTGTGGTTGGACCCATTCAAGAGGGCGAAGAACGGGCCTCGAGTGTGGATTTGCTGGAGATCGTTCTTGGAATTCACATCAGTAAACAACGCGATATCGACTATAAACGTCTTGGCCGATGTATGCGACGCCTTGGTTGGGACGGACCAAAGCTTGTCAGGATCAATGATGAGATACAAAGAGGCTACTCACGTCCTGTAACAGGTGTAACGGGTTAGGCTGGCGTACCTGTTACAAAGTTATGCCGATGAAATAAGGGTTGTAACAGCTGTAACTGGTGTAACTGGTATTCTCTAGGGCGGTAATAGGAAATAATGCTGTAGAAAGAGTTAGAAGTTACCGTTGTAACGGGTTACAGCAGTTACAAATGGAACCTGAAAGCGATAAAGCGCGAAGGCAACGCGATTTGGATCGCTTAGCGTTTAACGTCTTGGCCGGCCGGTATACGGGGCCGAACAGCTGGATGACGTCGATGACGTGGCTTGAATTGACGAAAGCGCAGAGAGGCGAGCGGGGATTGGGTCATACGACATTCGCTAATTGCATCAGGCGGCTGCTGGACCAGGGCAAGGTAAAGAGGTCTCAAATTGCGAAAAATAGATTTTATCAAGCGATATTCGTTCCTGGGAATTCGTTGGGAATTGAGAATGACTGTCAGGAATCGTCCGTTGTGCCGGACGTAGCTGCGCAAGCGCTTGAACAGCTGAACCGAAAGTCGCCGGGCGTGATATAATCCAGCGCATGACCGAGACTACCGAAGAGAAACTAGCGCGGTTTGAAACCGTCATTGGTCTGCAAATGCAGGAGATCGATCGGTTGCGGGCTGAAAACGAGCGCTTGCGGACAGTGGCTGGCGCTCATGGTGTGTTGAAAGAGATATATCTTGATCCGGATGCGCCCCAAGGCAATCGGATTAAAGCAGCGCAGGCGGCTATACAGCACGAAGTTCCTCGACTAACACCGCAGCCGCCGGCTCTTGAATTGACTGCTGAGCCAATAATGCCGTTAGCCGAGGTAGTGCGATTACAGCGAGCCAGAGCTGACAGGATGCAGCTCGAGCCGCCCTTCAGTGACCTGGCCAAGCAATTTCCGCTCCAGTCTAATAGCAACGGCAGCGATGACAGCGGTGATTAGTACGCAATTAGTAAGCAGCAGCGCCTGAAAATCGCAGAAGTTGTACTGAAATCCCCAACATTATCAGTGTCGGTTTGCTGCTTATCTGTTCTCCCATCAGGTCGTCATCAGCAAGCGGCCGAGAAAAAGGCCGCCCAAGCGAGCGGCCTTAAGTCGAGGGGATTGAGTAATGACCCGACCGCCCGTTCTGGCGAAGGACCGTCAGGCACTATCAGGAAAGCAATTTGAGACGGGGGCGACATTGATCTGAGTCAAATTCTGGGCAGACCTGCGGGGGCGCAGACGCGCTGGTTGGGGTTTGTCGCGCCACCGTCCTGCAGGCATCCTTTAAACCCGAAGGCCTGAAGACCTACCCCCGGGGGTCAAAATCGCCGGCGCGCGCGAAATCGAATACCCCCTCGCAAATTTGCAACGATTTTCCAGAACGGGTCCCCCGCTAATGGTTTTTGCAAGGGTGGTCTTAACGCCCATCCTCGCTATGCTTTATACGGCTCGGCGAGGGGTGATGCCATGCTACGACGACTACTGTATGTGATCCTCAACTTCACATTCATCGGTATCTTGTCAGTGACCACGAGTGACATGGCACGCGCGGAAGTGGATAAAGAATCGGCAAACTACTGGCTACCTTTCTGCCGCCACGTAGTTGCAGGTAATTTCGACCAAGGCGATGCTTTTTTTAACGGTGCCTGCGTGGGGATCATCACTGGTCTTGTGTATGTGGGCCGGTCCGTTGGTATGTGCCGACCGGACAGTCTACCCCTGAGCAAGCCGTTCGAGTGGTTGTTCAATTCCTTGACCAACACTCCGCAAGAACGAATGAGAAATTCGAGGCCTTAGCTATTGAGGCTATGCGCAACGCTTGGCCGTGCAAGCGTTAAGCCGTAAAGGGTCTCCTCACTTCGGGCTGAGCGTTGCGGTGTCGGCTGGCGGCGCCAACCGAATGACCTCCCACTGATTGTTCCTTCGCCCTTGCTGACTATACTGTGCACGTAGGGCCGCGTTTTCCTGAGTTGTCCCGGCGACGAGATGATCTGGATTGCAGCATAGCGAGTTCCCGCACAGCCTTCGGGGATCTGTTCGACCCATAATTCGTAGGCAAGACGATGCACATTGCGCCTGTGCCCTGATAGTCCGATCCGTCCGTAGCCCTTCCGGTTGATGTAGCCCTGCCAGATCCAACAGCCGTTTGCTTGCTTCTCGATTTTGAGTTGGAGGCGCTGTTCGAGGCTCGTCAGATACAGGTGGGCGGGATTGCAGCAGGCCAGGTTGCCGCAGCGGTGCCGCACCCGATGGTCTTGCGGGATTGGTCCCACCCAGAGCTCATAGGCGAGGCGGGTGTGGCGTAGAGTTTGTGTGCGATCTGGATAGCACCTTGACCGTTAGTGCTACGAGCTCCGGTCCATAGCCAACATCCATCTGGTCCATCTTGCTTTGCGATCCGCCGCAGCAGGCGCGTCTTGAGTGTTTTTGCCTTCACGACAGCTTGACCATTTCGGCGTACCGCTCGGCCTCCGCGTCCAGGCGTCTGTTTTGTTCTCTCAGCCGGTCGATCGTGGCGTTCAACTGGTCGATCCGCGTCAGTCGCTCGCTGAGCAAAAATTTCAGCCGCTCGACATGGCCGCCCTTGTTTTCGAGCTCGCGGCGCAAGCAGCAGATCGTGGTCTTGAGCGCGTTATTTTCCTGTTCTAGTGGCTCGAGGGGGCGCGGTTTCCAGTAGGCTGCGACTCGCGAGGATGTCATTGGCCACGTTGGATTTGGGCGTGACAGTTGGGTTGCGAATACTTAGCATCCTAAGGAATTCGCATATAGCGTCGCAAGAGCGTCCCATGGCGCCTGGACCCGAAGACGAAGTGACCCAAGCCGAACGTCGGCGCATCCTGCGCGAGGGCACGACGTTCCATCAGCAAGCCTTTGCCGATGAAGTCAACCAGGGCCGTTTCGCTGCGATCGGGGTGCCGACGGTGGTTGGTGCGCAGCCTCTGCCCAAGTATCCGGCCGCCGCTGCGCATCAGGCCGATCCGGTCGGGCCGGAGCTACCGCTCGGTTACTCGGTCGATCAAGTCGAACCCTCGATGGGAACTAGCCGAAGGCCATCAGGTGTTTCTCGACGCACGCCGCAACCTGGGTGCGCGGTTCGATGTCCGCTTCCCCGCGATTGCCGCGGCGTGCCGCGCTGCCGGACTCGATCCCGTAACGCAACTCATCCCGATCCGGCCCGCGG